CTACTACCCAGATTCTGTATTATAAAAGAAAGAGCCGTCTGGTCTTTGAAATATGTTTGGCTGCAATTGACCACCTTCAGTGCCCATTGCAAATCTAGGAAGTTGTCCACCTTCAAACTTAGGAAGTTCATATTCTCCGGTCTCCTTCCATTTCTTAAATCGCTCTCTAAAAGCTGTTGGATCTTTGCGCATAAGTATTTCCCTCCATTCTGTTTGCTATTAAATTAGCAATTAAGTTATGTGTAAAGTCGTTAGCTTCATCGTGCTATACTAAGCGAAGTATAGCTCTTAGAAGCTCATTGTTCTATCTTGTAAGCTCTAAGAGCTCTTGTTCCTCACTTCTTGTCATAATATTATATTTACCAGCGATGACCTTCTGACTCTATTAAGTTTCTTAAAAAGTCTTTAATGTCAGGAACGTTTACCATGTCTTCTGTGGCAACCCCCCTTTTTGCAGCCTTCAGCCTTAGTTTGTCGTACTATTTTTGTGCACTTCGTGAATAATTCTAAATGTTCTGATCTGCTAAACGGACTTTTGCCATACTAGGTCTTCCAGAAACTACGTGTCTAGCATCGCCGTCTTCTAACATTTTTTGCATATTGAACGCCTTTCTCTGCCTTTTGTATACACCCTGGTTTCTATCCTCAACCTTCTCTCTATAATACTCCCTAGATTTTTGCTATGTAGTTTTCTTTGGAGTAATCTGTCGCACTTGAGGTTTTGTATAAGTGTTTGTAGTTACGACAGGTTTTCTAAGACCATGCTTAACCATAACATCGTAAGGATACTGCCAATCTTCAGAAATACCAGGCTCAACCTCAGTATCTATTTTATAACCAGGATTATCTTTAAGAAACTGATTATATCTTCCGGACTACTTTAGATCTCTTACATAATCTTGGGCGGCAGCACGCTCCGCAGGGTTGGCAATGTAATTTTTATACTTGTCGGCTACGGTTAGTGTTTTAAACGATTTTGGCGAAATTCTTCCTGGACTAGGAGCAATCCCTGTCTGCAGATACGGATTCATATCTTCAGCAGATACACCAATAATCGGAAGAGAGTTCGCAAACGCTACGGCAGCATTATATAAATTTCCTATAGAAGGACCAGCATTCCAATATGATTGCGCAATATTTCGTTGACGTTGGCGTTCCTGTTCTGCCAATTTTTCCAACATTATATAATATTCTTGTTCTCCCATAATTACTTCTTTCTTGTCATCGTTTTAGCATAGGTATTGTATTTCCTATAATATAACTCGGTTTACTCTTGTTCGGAGTATAATTTCTTTTTATACTATAAAATTCTGGATGGTGATATGTGTCGGTTATGACATCGTCCATATCGTCTAAGGTATAATCTACGTCATCGTTGATATACTGTTTTAAATATGGATATATTATAGTATGCGCCATAAATTCTGGGTTTGAATATCTATCATACCCATCCTGCCCATTTATTGGTATGTCAGCAGGCAACCCGAATCCTGTATTAAACAAACCGCCAGCTGGAACATTTTTATTATAATACTAATACGCATGAGGCAATTCTTCCATAAGATCAACGTAGCTGCCAATAGTCATTCTGTTTCTAATAGGATCGTAACTAGCGCGATTTGTTCCATTGGTACGCATGTTTATTATATGTTGTATCATTTTACCAAAAATTCCCTAATCTTCAAATGATCTTATAGCAGGTTTACCAGCCCTCTTCCAAACACGATATAATTTGTCAATCGTTGAATATTCATCCTGGTTGCCATATCTGGTATTCATGACCTGTTGCCTCAGTTTTTTATTTGGAACAATCTACTTCAATTTGTTTAAAGCATACTTTGTATTGATTGTGGGTTTTACTAATACCTCTGGCAAGTAGCCAGCTTTAATAATATCATCTTCATCCGGCTCCTAACCTGGAAAAAATTGGCGCAGCGGCTTAAATTCTTGTTCTCCCATGATTACTTCTCTCCTGTGGTTTTATTACGAATTGCTGTGCGGGCTTTTATCTTTTCACGTTCTAAAGCTGCATCATCTTTTTGCTTCTGAAGATCCATCTCGTGCTGCATACGTTCTTTCTCAAGTTCGATCTTCTTATCTTCAATGCTCTTCTTATACTTCATCTCACGATCTTTTACGAACTCGTTAGAACGTATCTTCTGTTGCTCCATAGCAGTCTTGTACATCTCTTCTGGATCAGGTATGTTGTTCGCGTTAATATCCTTCTCTTCAGTACCACGATAGGTAGATATCTCAGCTACAGCAATCTTAGTCTGATTATCAGCATCAATCTTATATCTTTCAAGATCCATCCTAGCCTCCTCAAGCATAAGCTCTTGCTCACGCTGCTCATTCTGCATTTGCTGAAGTTGAATAGCCTGTTGCTGTTCAGCTTCTTGCTGCTGTTTCTGCATTTCTTCTTGACGAGTCTGCATATCTAACAGCTTCTGCTTGATGATGTTGAAGTTGTCGTTTGTAAGAATCTCAGCTGCTTCTAACAAGCTTGCACCATTCTGCATAGCTGGCTATATAAGCTGTTGGAGTTTTTGTATATTCTCCATATCCTTAGATGTATCTGTTACAAATACATCCATGTCTTCATAGTAGAACTTGTCCGTGATATCTATGTAAGCACGTTCACCATTATCAAAGATGTAGCTAAGCTTCTTTTTACCAGTTGCCTGCCAAGCACCCTTAGCTGTATTAAGTAACATGTTTAACGCGTGACGCTTACATTGATTATGAGCCCAAAATAAAGGCTCTGTAATATGTGAAGATTGCACAACACTGCGTTCTACATTACCTACTAATTCGTGCTTACTAATAGCACCCATACGCTGTTCTGTAATACCTGAAATAGTTCCAGCTAGCTGTTCTATCTTATCCATTAGCTGTATGTATTCAGCTATCACGTTCGACATAGTAAGGTCTAGAGAAGTAATTTGATTAAATGTAGCAGGCTTTCCGCCTTCTCTACCTGGTACATTCCAACCTTCTTCATAAGGATTAATAAAGTTTACACCTACTGACGACAGATAGTGCATCCAGCGCTCAGGTGTAATGTTCATAGATTTTGGAATCTGCGTGATATCCATATTAACAACCTTTCCTTTGTCTCTGGCAATAGCCAACTCAAGACGATACCAAAGGACGATATACATATACTGAAGAGGTTTAAGTATAGATACCAAAGACCTAGGACGGCTATTAGTGTTGGAATAGATACATCCGCAGTAAGGAAGCTTTTGTGAGTTAGGGTTATCAATGGATGTGTGCTGATATTCAAGAGGCTGAATGCCAAAATACAAATCAGAGCCTGCGCGATAACCTTCCCATACTTCGATAACCCAATCTGGTTCAACAGAGATCTCCATACCGGTCTTCTTATAAGATTCGTCAGCAATTTCTATTTGTACTTGCCCTGCTTCGTCTTGGTATGTAACATAGTAAATCTTTTTAAACGACTTCCAACAACAATGGTATACATTGATACAATATCTACTCTTCTGATCATATATAGGATTGTCGTAGATATGCATTTGTATGCTATTGAAATTGTCTACAATATCCTTATCCCCATAATCGTTAGAAGGTCTACCAGTAAGCATCTCGTTGAGTTTATTCAAATCCTTTTCTGATAGCTTATCGTAATATCTATCGTATATTTCGGATACAGGCAATCTCATACGCCTACAGCACCAAGAACCATCTTCTATAAACTCTAAGTCTGGGCTCTAATCATAAGAGAAGAACAGCGGATTTACTCTTTCTAAGTACGGCTCTTCGTTTTGTACACCTACATAGTATATTTCAGTACCAGCGATAAGAGCGTCTTTCCAACCTTTAATAAATTCGTTGTCTATAGTAAGCTTCTCTCTTAAATATACTAGAGAATGATATGCTGCATTCTCTACAACATCCTTATAATCTTTCTCCATGTATTTAGCGATGGCCTGCGGAGGCATTACTTCTCCGCTCTGTAACTGTTGCTAAAATTGCTCAGCTTCTTCAGGACTCATCCGAGATGTGATAGCAGCCATTATGTACTGCATTAGCATTTCTTTCTCTTTATCCATGAGCTCCGAAGCAGCTTCTTGCGATGTCCTTACTACACTGAAATTCATCGGGCGCTTTGTTTCTTCACCGATCAACAGGTCTATCTTAGGACGTATTATATTGAAATCCTAAGGAGTAGCAGGAAATCCATCTTCGACTTTAAACGGGTTTGTAATACGCTTAAAGTCTTTTTCGTCGAAGATACTATTATAAAGATTATAATAGGTTTGCATCTCTCCGAAGCGGGTTTTATTCATTCCGCCTGATATTACATTACCCTCACCTATAATATAATTTACGCAATCGTGCTGCCACTTCTCGTTCTTCTTTGATAGCGGAAGCTTCTGTTGAGGGAATGTTGCGTTATATAAATTATCTTCTACTCTAATCATTGTTAAAAGCTAAATAACGGTGTGTCATCGTGTTCGTTATCCGCATCAAAGTATCTCTGACTGAATAACGGTAACTCGAAGAGCTCAACCTATTTGTTTTTATCTTTTGCAGCTGCCACTTTAACCTAGAACAACTCTTCTCTATATATCATAACCATGCACATTGCTATTACGCGGTCTACGTTTTTTATACCATCGTTTTCTATGAGTTCTTCTATAAGTGGTTCGCTGTATACTCTCTCTACATTAGGGTGTCCTGGTTCATACTCTTCCATTAACCATTCCAGTATAAGTCCTTCTCCATACGCCCTAATGGCTTTTGTCATATGGCAACCTTTACGGCGTTGCACTCGACTGTCTTTAAAGACTTCCGTTAAAATCTTGTCTGGCTAATCTGCCAGTAAATAATCGCAATGTTTGTTTGTAAAATATGGGTATATTCCCTTACGTTCATTTTCGAATAACAGCCTAGCATTATAAAATATGAGTAGCTTTCGTACGTTCTCATAATACTCTTCTGCCGTATCGGGGCGACCTGTATACTCGGCAACTATTACATCATTCCATGCTTCTCCTGCGCGTACTCGCTTAAATATGAAAGTAGACCCGAGGGAGTTTGTAAACGACTCGTCGTGATCATATGGATCACAACCTGCGATGTATAAGCCGAATGGGGGGTCTGGGACAGGATATTCCCATATGACTACAGATCCTCCTGGTTTGTCATCTTTTTTTAAATGATATGTTGTAATGTCTCCGGATTTCTTTTCTTGTGCTTGCACATTACCGTTACCATCCCAACTTAAATCTACTATATGTTTCATATTACGAATCTTAGTATTTGTTCGTATGCGAGTTAGTTGGTCCATTAACAGTTTTCTTGGGAATATATTTTTACCCAATTCAAGTACAGCTTCTTGTGGTTTAATTGG